AAATCGTCCGAACAAACACAAGGAGCGATTAAGTTCTTGCCGCCACCGTCCGCCAATAACTTGATGGGAGGTAAGACCCACTTTAGACGGGGTCAACTCATGGTCGGGGTGTGGCGACCTAAGGCAGGATTAACCAACAGCGCATCGTCAACGGGCGAAACGTACAAGGGCAACGAGGTCATGGTCTTGGTTCAGAAAGCCAAGCCCCGTGGCTCGTCGGTGGTTGGTGACTACCTGCTCCGATACGATGAGTACCGGTGGAACTACTACGAACTCGACCCGCACGGCAACAAAAAGTTCCCCGTACCAATTGACGTACCACCGCCAAGCGTTCAAATAGAATTGCCCGACCTGCCTGCCAAGCTACCGCCATCCAAAAAATTCGATACCTTTACGGGTAACGGATTGTTCGGAGGGCATCCGGACGAAGAAGTACCGTTTTGAAACAAATAAACCAACAATACAATGATTTACAGAGACCACTTTCAAAACTACAAAGGCTACCAAATTCCGAAAGCCCAACTTATTATTGCTGACATTCCGTACAACTTAGGCAACAACGCATACGCATCCAACCCCGCATGGTATAAGGACGGTGATAATAATAACGGGGAAAGCGAATTAGCTGGGAAAAGTTTTTTTGATACTGATGAAGATTTTCGCCCCGCTGAGTTTATGCATTTTTGCAGCACGATGTTGAAAGCTGAAAAGAAAGGGGAAAGGAACGACGCTCCATGCATGATTATATTTTGTGCCTTTGACCAACAAATGTATTTGATTGACTTAGCTAAACGATACGGGTTGAACAACTACATCAACCTCGTATTTAGAAAAAATTTTTCTGCACAGGTATTGAAGGCAAACATGAAGATTGTGGGCAACTGTGAGTACGGTTTAATTTTATACAGGGATAAACTACCTAAGTTCAGGAATAATGGCAAGATGATATTTAATTGTATTGACTGGCCGAGGGATAATGAAAGTGAAAAAATTCACCCAACGCAAAAGCCTGTTAAACTTTTGGAAAGGTTAATCGAAATATTCACTGATGAGGGCGATGTAGTGATAGACCCTGTTGCCGGTAGCGGTTCCACTTTGATTGCTGCTGAGAATTTAAACCGTAAGGGCTTTGGCTTTGAAATCAAAAAAGAGTTTTGGACAAAAGCAAACCAATGGCTTAATGATGTCAAGCAGTCGAAAAAGGATATTCAGGAAAATGGATTCAGTAAGTCCGTTTTAGAAAAAGTTCAACCTACATTATGGTCAGAGTAAACAAATAAACCAATGGAACGATTACAAGCCCCAACAGGGCACTATCTCAAAGCGATGAATACTACACCACCTAAAACGGAAGATGAGCGAATAGCGAGCCTCCTACGCAGCGCAAGGGCGTACGAGGCCGAAATGGAAGCGATGCGAAACAGCCACGCCACGCTCAACCCCATCCCATCCGACCTCGCCATGCGCTCACGGATGGCGACAATCCAAGCCGCCCAAGACATCATGCACCGATACGCTGAACGCATCATCGCTCAGCTTGATAAGCTCCCGCCCGAAAAGCAACAAGGCTACAAAGACGACGCTACCCAACTCATCTATGCCGCTCAGGTCATCTCCGACCTGCACCTCCAACATTCGGGGCAAATTGACATCATGCAGGAACTTATGACACGATACAGCCAGATGCGTAACAGCGTCGAACGGTATCGAGGCGAACGGCAACGGCTTATTGACGAGGTCAATAATTTACGGGAACATATTAACAACCTCATGCAGAACGAACAATAATTTTGCGTATCTTAGCCTCGGATTATTGGTTTAGCCGATGCACCTTCGTCACTCGTGGCAGGTGCATCGGTTTTTTATTATCTTTGTGAAAACAACAGAACAACAAAATGCCGGGCGTAAAAGGTAAAACGAACAACCCAAACGGGCGACCCAAAGGTGTTCCGAATATTATCAGCCGAAAGATTCGGGAGGATATTGCCGACTTCGTTGCAGAAACATTTCCCGAAGTTATCGAGATATGGCGGCAGATAGATGACCCTGCCGAAAAGTTACGGGCATGGACAAACATTGCCGAGTTCGCAGTACCCCGAATGGCCCGACAAGAAATCGCCCTATCCGACGACGACGACAGCACAACCGGAATCAAGGTCGAGATAGTCAGGAATGCAAAGAACGATTAAGGCGACACCGGTTTTCGAGCAGATACTCGACGCATCAACCCGCTACGTCGTTAACGAAGGCGGCACCCGTTCGAGTAAAACCTATTCGTTCCTCCAATGGCTTATTGCCGTGTACTGCATGGAGAATTGGGGCAAACGAATTGACATCTTCCGTAAGCACTCAGCAACACACGTCGGGGCGGCACTCGACCAATTCATCGAAATAGCAGACGGCCTCAACCTGTACGACCCAAGACAGCACAACAAGACCTTAAACCACATCGTGCTAAACGGCAACCTCATCCGTTTTAGCGGGATGGACATGAGCCAAAAGAAACGAGGCGTCGAACGTGAGATAGCATTCATCAACGAGGCGAACGAGTTCACCCTGGAAGACTTCCGGCAGATTAAAATCCGAACAACCGAGCGTATCTTCATCGACTTTAACCCTTCCGAGAAATTCTGGGTACACAAGGGCGAACTGAACCAATCCGAGACGACGTGGATTAAATCGACCTACCTCGACAACCCGTTTCTTCCCCAAGAACTCATTGACGAAATCGAGCGGATGAAGTACATCGACCCGGACTTCTGGCGGGTGTACGGACTGGGTGAACTCGGCATCCCAAAGGAGGCGGTATATCCGTATTGGAACGTAACGCCCACCACACGGGGCGAACGTATCGGGGTAGGCATGGACTTCGGATTCACCAATGACCCCACCGCCATCATCGAACTTTGGAAAGATGGCGACGACATCATCCTGCACGAGGTCGCATACCAGACCGGACTAACCAACCCCGATATTACCAACGTCATCAAATCCATCTACACCACACCGCCCACCATCGTAGCGGATAGTGCCGAACCGAAAAGCATAATGGAACTCAGGCGGATGGGATTGAAGATAATCGAGGCGAAAAAACCGAACGGCTCGGTTCAGTTCGGCATCGACCTACTTAGGCGGTATCGCATCCACGTCACGCAGGGCAGCAAGAACATAATCAGGGAACTCGAATCCTACAAGTACAAGACCGACAAGTTCGGTGAGATAACCAACGAACCATTGGACGCCAACAACCACGCCCTCGACGCAGCAAGGTACGTGGCGTATCACTTCCTGTCAAATCCGGGCGGTGGCAAATATGTTATCGGTGGATTTGGAGGGAACCGATAATTTTATATATTTGTCTATCTCAGAGTTTAGTTAGTTACTTAGGTCAAGCAAGTTTAATCGCAAACAATCGCCCCTGAAACGTCGGGGGCTTTTTGTTTAAAAAAAGTTCGGATTAATTCCCTAAATTCGCAACGAACCAACTCATATAGTTGTGATTACTTACAACAACATCATAGCCACGTTCGAGGCGTTTGCAAACAACCACCTACAAATCAGGCGGTTCAGTCACGGACTACTCACCGTTGCCGACCTCGACAAGGATGGCGAGTATCCCGTCCTCCACGTCGTACCCGGTACGATGAACGCTGATAACCTGTATCAGTACAGCGTCGATGTGTACGTGTTCGACAAGCCACGAGATAAGGATGAATTTGACAAATCGGACTACCAACGCGAGGTAATAAGCGACTGCACGCAAATCTTAAACGACATACTTGCCGACATCCTGAACGGAGGCAACGTGTTTTTGTTTGATGAGATTTGGAGCGTTGAGATGCCAACGGGTATCACCCCATTCATCGAGCAGCAGCAGCATACGGTGACAGGCGTACAGGCAACCCTGACCATCACGGTAGCGTGGGGGATAGATGCGTGTGAGTTACCACTAACCCCAGTCACCCCACCGGCTCCGGTAGTGTGCGAATCGGCAACCATCGAAATAAACGGTGTCGAACTTACCACCGTTGTATCGGGCGGACTACTTGACATCACGGTTGAATATCAGAACGGCACACCCGTCGGCACACTATCAGGAGGGGACACGGTGACGATACCAAACCCTCCGACATTTACAGACGCAATCTTTGAACTGAACAACACTCAGGTAGGTACTGCCGGGTCAGGTGTGACCTTAGACGTGCCGGTTGAATACGAAAACGGTTCGCCCGTTGGTAGTTTAATTTCGGGCGTGTGGACTATTCCTGACCCGATAACTTGTGCAGACGCAACCGTTGAGAACTCAGACCAATCCTACACGGACACGGTAGCGTCGGGCGATACCCTCGTGCTGCCAGATACCGAATATAATTTCTACCTCGACGGGGTGCTTGTCGATACGCAGACTATCCCATCAATTAAAACCGAAACATTCAACATCGTATGGCAATAACAGTCAACATAGAAACGCCCCCACGCATTTCGGAATCGTTCACTCAGACCGGACACGGGTTTGTTGTGGGTGATGTGATACGGGTAACGAACACAAACTTATTTGCCAAAGCCCAAGCAAGTGGACTGGCTAACTCACGGGCTATCGGAATAGTAACAGCCGTTGCCGATGTGGATAACTTTACCGTGACGATGCAAGGGTATATCAATGTGGGCGTACCAGTTGCAGCGGCAGGTACGGTGTGCTATCTTAGCCCGACAACTGCCGGAGAATTGACAAGTACAGCACCAACGCATCACGAAGTACCGGTGTTGATAATTCTCGAATCGGGTGCAAAAGCGTTTTTAATGCTCGGCATAGACGTACTGCGAATGAAGCAGCAATTACCTTCTGCCGTATTTAGCACCATCGCAGCAGGATTGACACGTTACGGATTCCTATTCGGTTATTCCGGTACGCTCCAAGCAACCGAGAATCAACGCCAATCAATCAGCTTTGCAGGGCGTTACAAGGATTGGTACTTGCGTACTCTATCAACCCAATCAGCAACGGGCGCACTCGTTTTGACCGTTCGTAAAAATGGAGTTAACGACACCATGTCAATAACTATCCCTGCCGGTGGTGCTGCAGGTGAATATTCAGACACGACAAATCAAGTTGCCGCAACACGTGGCGACCTGATGAGTGTTGGATGGGTACACGCAGCATCCACCACATCAACCACCGTAACAATGTTCAACCTAATATTCCAAGAGTAATGGTAACAATTCAATGCGGCACGATGACACTCCACCTGAACGGTGCTGAGTTGACACCCGAAGAACGGGTATTCATAATTCAGAATCTTAGTCAATCGAAAATCATCGACGACAATGGTGAGCGTCCGTACACGAGCGATGAGATTCAGGACGTGATAGACCACGAGGAAAAAATGCGTTCCATCCACTCCCAAATTATCGCACTCGACGAACTCGACCTTATCAGCGAAATGGTTCAAGCCAATCCGAACGGATGGTTCGTTGATTACTGCAACTCACGAGGCATCGAAATATGACCAAAGACCTGAAACAAATCCTTGCTGAGTGGGCGCAGAACGTTGTCATACCACGAGCGCAACGCAACATCGGGGCGACCCAATCCGTTCGTGAAACAAACGCATCGGGTACACGCACGAGGCAGCGCAGACGTGTGGCATCGGGTACGCTCAAAGAATCGCTGACCTTTTTCATTAAAAAAGGAGCGGGTCAAACGAAACTAACCTTCACCGCTAAAGGCAAGGCAAAGCAGTACGCAGACGTAATCGAGCAGGGAAGACGACCTAACCGGACACCGCCTCCGATTGAACCTATCTACCAATGGATGAAGCAGAAAAACATCCGGTTACAAAAGCAAGGCGGCAAGGGGTTTGATAAGCAGACCGATGAGAAACTACGCTCCGTTGCCTACCTTATTTCACGCAAGATAGGCAAGTACGGCATCACCGGAATCCATTACATGGAGGAGGCGGTTAACGATAGCCTTGATGACTTACGGGGCGGTTTACAACAATACGTTGATAATAAATTACAATAGACGATGGCAATTAGTGTAGCGCAGAACCCCATCAGCGCAGAGGGTAACGGTGGGCGTGGTTACTTCGGTTCGGGCGACTGCGTTTTTCGGGTGACATCATCCTCACTCGCTCAACCTAACTTCAAGTTTTTGGTTCAGGTCTATGACGTGGCGACCCTCGTTGCTCAGTTCGTCATCGCACCGAATCCGCAAAGTATGCTTATGTTCAACCTGTACGAGGTGGCACGGGCATATATCAAACCCGATACGCAGATATACAGCGAGGACTATTCCATCCACTACACAACCAAACTACCTGCCGTCACAGCCGAACCGTTCAGCAGAAACACCACCGGACTGAAACGACTTGAGGTAAGGTTTGGCGAAAAGTACGACGTTGCCGGTGTACCTACCGAGTTCCCCGGAGCAGGTACGCTCGGAGCCGATGCATGGCAAGTCTTTTTCTTGCCTTGGTTTCTGCAAGACGCTGACGGTGCATACCCATCAGGACTGACCCGTTGGGTTGTCGGCTCAACACTTGCCCTGACCAATCAGTTTATGTCCGATATTATTCCGGGCGTGTATAGTCATCCCGAATCAAACGCATGGGGTATCGAGGGTAAGCCGCAGATACCGGTACGATTAAGCGACTACGGTGTAATAGCCTTCCCTCACGACGTCACCACCATCGACGATAATAACGATTCGGGCGAGGTGGAATTCACAATTTGGAACGGCACGACACTAATCGGTACGCAAGACATCGTTGTTAACGCAGCCAACGGAGCAGCGGCAGGTACAAGCACCAACGAACAGGACAAGTTAATTTATTACGGTGCATACCCCG